ATAAATTTGAACCTATATTTGTATTTCATAAAGGATAAGTTATGTGTGGAATCATAGGTGGTAATAAATTTAAAAACGATACGAAAATCCAACAAGGGTTATTGAGTATTATACATAGAGGAAAAGATGATAACACCATTTTCTCATTTGATAACAATATGTATCTCTCGCATAATCGTTTATCCATCCAAGATTTAAGTGAAGTTGCCAATCAACCGATGGTTTCCGATGATTCGAGATATTACCTTGCATTCAATGGTGAGCTATGGAAAAGTTCCTTTGATAAGTTTGATAAGAAACTTCGTAAACTTTATAACTTTAAAACCGAGAAAAGTGATACCGAACTTTTACTTTATTATTTAATACACAACATCAAAAATATCGGTCGTTCACTTCGTGAACTTGATGGTATGTTTGCGTTTTCTTTGTACGATAGTGAAACCAACACCACTTACTTGGGTAGAGATTTTATTGGTAGGATGCCATTGTATTATCATTATGATGGTGAGAAGTTTGGATATTGTAGTGAGGCTAAAGGATTAAGAGTTGGGTTAGATACACCTTATTATAAAATAGATGTAAAGAGTAAGTATCATAAAATGGCTGATGTGAAAGATAAGGAAACAATATATCCAGTCTTACCTGGTCATTTAATTACATTTGAACCACATCCATTTGTAACCGATTCGTATGAAATAAAAGAAGAAGTTTGGTATACATTTAAAGATGAGTATGATAAAGATAATCAAAGTTATTATACAAGAGATGAAGAACAATTCAGACATTTCGAACAAGAGGATAAAGGTGTTGATTACTATGTGAATGGATTCAAAGATATCGTGAATGAAGCTGTAGATAATGAATTAATTAGTGATGTACCTGTATGTACAATCTTAAGTGGTGGTATTGATAGTACTATTATCACTTATCTGTTATCAAAAAAATTAAAGAATGTTGAGGCATTTGTAGTGAATGTAAATCCACTTCGTAAATCTAAATACAAAGATGATTTATATTATGCTCGAATGGCCGCAAAAGAATTTGGTATCAAACTACACGAAGTAAATGTTGATAGAGAAGATATCGAAAAGAAACTAAAAGAAAGTATATGGGCAAGTGAAACATTTAAATGGACTCAAGTATCACCAGCAGTTGCACAATTATTCTTGGCAGAAGAGATTGAGAAACAAGGATATAAAGTTGTGTTTGGTGGTGAGGGAGCTGATGAGATATTTGCTTCATATGGTGATGTTAAAAGATTCTGTTGGAATGAACCTGTACATTGGCATCAAAAAAGAATTAATTTATTAAATGGATTACATAAAAGTAATTTAGTTCGTACAAATAAATCTATGATGTATGGTGGAACCGTAGAATTAAGAACACCATTTTTAAATAAAGAGGTTATAGACTTTGGATTAAGAATCCCTACAAAATATCGTGATGAAAACTATGAAGTAAGAAAAAACTTCGAATACAAAACAACAGAACATTCTGATGGAAATGTAATGAAGTTTATTTTAAGAAAAGCTTTTGAGAATGATATATCTGAAGAATTATTATGGAGACCAAAGAAAACATTCCAAGTTGGTTGTCATACAGATTACTTAAAAACAGAAGAACCAATGATGTATAAAGTATTTGGTGAGTTGTTTGTAAAGGGAAATGGTTATACTGAATATCTATCAAAATCAGATAAAAAAATAAATTTAGAAAAAAAATAAAAAAAGACTTGACTTTTATATATTTTTTTTCGTATATTCACATATGAAAAATAATGAAAGTACAAAGGTTATGTTAAGAACAATAATAGATAGCAATTTTGTATCCACACCGACTATTGAAGATATGGTGGGTGGATATCAACACATTAAGTATCACGCGGTGATAAATGGTAAAGTAGTAAAATCTACTACAGTAATCATTCCATCTCCTGGTCAAAGATTTAAACAATCACCAGCCGCTCAAATGAATAGTAAGTTTATTGGTAATGGAATCCAATCTACTTGGAATGAAGAACATATGGGTATGGGTTTAATTACTTGGTTTACCAACACAGCTAATCCACAAGTACTTTTAAATGATTTCTTTTATGAAACAACAAATGTTTTTGTTTGTTATGATGGTGAATCTAAGTTACACTTCATTCAACACTTTGTGAATGGTGAAGATGTATTTAAGGTTTTAGAAAAAAGAAAAGGTAAGATAGAATTTACATTACCTATTCAAGAATTTAAGGCTAAGAAAAATTCTTATCAAGATTATAAATCACTTGAGTTGATTGAAATGTTTGATGAGTTTATGGCTCAAAGGAAAGAATCTAAACATTCTTCTGATTACCTAACTACTACTTGGATGAAGACGAATGGCTATGATGAACTATTAAATAGGTTCTTAAAAAATGAAATGATTGTATCAAAGAAAACATTACAACCTGAAGTAGAATCAGATATTTATCAGATTCTTGGTAGTTGTGGTGCTGAACAATCTGTATCTCAGTTATCTATGGCTCACATTAAATCAGAGATGTATAATCGTTTGTATTATCGTAATGAAACACCAGATGATATGATGAGTAAAGTTTTATATAATATGATTGACCCGAGTGTAAGTAAGTTTCATTACTTAAACAAATTATTTGAACAGGTTAATCAAACTGATAAAGATGGTTATAAAGAGTATGATGTATACTTTTATAATATGTTCTTATTCTCATTCCTACACATTGATAACTCTGGTAAGTTATACTTCTCTACTGATATTGATTGGGATAGTATGATTCCAAAGTTTGTTCGTTGGACAAGAAATAGAAGAATTATAAAGTTCTTCAAAGAGAGAACACAAGCATTTACTGAATTATCTTCTAATGAACAAGAACTACTAATTAATAAATTAACAGATAAGGTTGTACCAGTTTTAAATAAATTGTTTGAGGTGATTGGTCAACAGAAATATCATAGTAAGTACAGAAGTGCTAACAAGAATGGTATACCAAAACAAATTAGAACTCAGTTCTTAAGTGAATCACAAAATGTTTCTAATAAAGTACCTGATGAAAAGATTATACCACTTATCACTAAGTTAAGTGTTAATCAAGATGATATTGGTATTATTATTCCAATGTTATTTGCTTCTCAATATATTGTTTCATCATCATCACTATCTAAAAATGATGTAGAAAATGTATTAGATAATATTTTAGATACATATCAAAGTGGTTATGTAAACTACTTGTATGGAAAAGAATCATTGGCTGTGTTTGATACATTTGATGGTTATGATGGTGTACGAAAAGATTATAAAGAAATGGGATATCCCAAATATGAATCAGTTGGTGAGGTTGGTTCATCATTAGGTGTGAGTGGGTTTGGTATGGAAGGTACTGCTCACTTAATGAAACACTTCTTACAAACTGCCGGTTCTGTAAATCTTAATGAAGAGTTTGGTGATAAAGAAAATACCGCTAAGGTAAAAAGAAAACTAAAATCATATGTTGAAAACAAACTTGGTGGTTTGGATAAATTCAGAATGGTAAATCCACACGGAGATATCTTTGATTGGTATGGGTTTGATATTGGACATCCAATACCAGATAGTGTTATTGGTAATACGGTTACTGAAACTCACTTTATTGTTGAGGAATCAAATAAGAATCGTAACAAGTATCGTACTGATAATAAAGATGTAGTAAAGTATTACTCTCTATCTAATATGAAACTTCAAGAACTTATGGATGAGGCTTTCAGTAATAGAGATAATGAAATGATTTCTAAACTTACTGATGTTGAAAAAACATTAGAGTTCTTAGTTGAATATCACGGAATTGAATTAGTTGAAATGGATTTTGATGAAGAGGGTTATATTGAAAAGTAATATATTACTAAGAGATAAATCTGATTTAAAAGGTATAGAAGAATTTATACCTAATGTATACATTCAAGGTGCGATGGAAAAATCTAATCATCCTGTAAATGATATCAAAGTGATATCAAATAAGTTTACCAAAATAGGTAAAACTATTTTAGATAAATATCCAAATTTAGAATGGGTTGTATATCGTGGACACGGAACAGATGGAATAAATTTAGAACTCTGTAAACAATATGGGGTTGGTGTAGTGGCCACTAATCCCAATACAGAGGGATGTGCGAATTGGATAAACGATAAATTAGTTGATGGTAATACAATTATATTTGGTAACGGAAGTATATCAAAGCGATTACAAGAATTAATGGAAACATATTATTCAGTAAATGGGCTTGAATATTCTGTAGTGAACTCAAGTGTTAAAGTTCATAATATAAACAATCATTATAAGAATGTGGTTTCGTGTGTACCACTAAATGATGAAACAGAAGATATGTTTAATTATGAATTATTTAAAAATGTAAATGATATGAATTTTGTTTCTATCAGTAGGGCTAAAACACACAACAATAAAGATTTATTAAAATTAATTGCCGAAAAGAAATTGAAAAGCATATTTATAGATACATTAGGTACAGAACTAAGAGATGAATTAATCAATACAGGAAAAGTAACTTACACAAAACATATGAGTTGGGATTATCTTGGACATAAGAACGACCATAACAAGTTAATAGAAATAATAAAATCTTGTTTAAATAATGATGTAGAGAATCCTGTGTTGGAGAGGAGAGTAAACAAATGGTTTTGATTCCAAAAACAAAAGATATAGATGATACAATAAAAGAACAATATAAAATAGAGGCTAAGTTCTTTCAAGATTACGATGTTCCACCACAATGGAAAGACCAACCAATTGCTGGCAAGGAACAAAACCTTGACCCATTCAAAAAAGTGAATTGGAAAAATATTTTTGATGAAAACTTCAAAGAAAATTATAGGTTTAAAAAGGTTGGTGATGAATTAGTATGGGCTTACTTTATAAAAGAAAGTAAATCTAATCGTGGTATTAAAGATGTGGCAGATGATGTAGTGGGTAGAATCCAACCTGGTGATTTACAGATTACAAGATTTGCATATCATCCAGATTATTTAGATGACTTATATCAAGCAATACAACAAGAAAGAACTGAAGAGAATCAGTTCCTAACTTCATTACGAGATATTTGGTTTACAGATATTAATATGGAATTAGAAGAAGATAAAAAACTTATGGAACTATTAGGTGGTAAACACTTATCAAGTAAAGTAACTGCTGTAGGTTCTGAAGTTCGTGGTATATATTATTGTGGTGATAAACAACAACCTGGTTATTCTGATTACGAAGATATTACAATTAAACGAATGAAGTTTGAATCGATAAACGAACAAGAATGTTCTGAGTTAGTTGAAGAAATTAAAAACTATCAAGATGCATTAAATCCTTGGTCGTATGATGGTATCAATGGAAACTATGGTGGTCCTGAAAAAACTTGGTACACTATTGAGATAGTTCCTATTAAACCAGATTCACCTATTGATACAAAAATTTTAGAGGCACTTCCTAAACTACAAAAGATTGTAGATACAATTACAGAAGTTGGTAAGTGTACTTGGTTGGTTATAACAAGAGTTGAGCCTAACAAAGGTTTGATTATGAGACACTCAGATATCGGATACGATAGTTGGGATTATAAAACAAAGAATGGGCCAAAAGTTGGTAATTCTTTAAGAGTTCATTTCCCTATTCAAGTTGATGATGATTGTGTATTTACACAAGTTGGTTTAGATGGTACTACAGAAGAACATCGATTGAAAACCGCTAACTATTATTATATGGATAAAAGAAAACCACATTGGGTGGAGAACAAATCCGATAATTATAGATTCCATGTCATTATGGATATCGAGTGTGAACAGAAACATTTAGATGCCTTACTTTAATTTCGATACACCTATAGAAGAACATACTTGTGGTGAAAACAAAGTATGGGTTAAAAGAGATGATTTACTTAATGGTGATTTAGATTTACCACCGTGGGCAAAGATGGAAGGTATCAAACGAGTATTAGAAAGTGGAGATTTAGATAAATCAATACCTATAATACATTTATCTGTTCGAGTAAGTTATAGTGGATGGGCACTTGCTTACATCGGAAGAGAATTAGGATATGATATTAAGATTGCTTATCCTGATTCAAAAAATTATCCAAAAGAAATATTGGATAAAATAAAACAATATGGAGCTGAATTAGTTCCTGTGAAACCAAATCTACTTGATATTGTAAACACTTATGTAAAAAGAGTTGCGGATGAAAAGGGTTATCAACAAATGCCTTATGCATTTAATCATCCAGCTTATATTGATTACTTTAGTGAACGAATGAAAACAATACAAGAAGAATATGATTTCGATAATATTGTTATAAATGCTGGAAGTGGAGTTACTGGTTCAGCCTTATTAAAAGGTTTTATGGATTATGATAACTTCATTCCACAAAAAAAGGCTTACTTGATTACTACAGCAGGAAAACAATCAATAGAACGAATGTTAAAAAAGTGGGATATGTATCATCATAAAAATGTATTCATATCAGAAACAGAACACGATTTCTTTGATGGTATGGATTGGTTGGAAACACCATTTCCTTGTAATGGCAATTGGGATAAGAAAGCTTGGTTTTGGTTACAAAATAATAAATTAGAGGGCAAGACTTTATTCTATAATCTCGGTGGAGAAAATATGGAAAATATTGCGAAAAAAGACTTGACTTTAATATAAAAAATTTTGTATATTTGACAGTAAATTAAATTGGGAAAATACAAAGGTTATTAAAATGAAAAACTTAACAGAACAACAATTACTCGATAACTATCAGCGTTTACTTAATGTAGTTGAGGAAAACTTTGATGGTGAGAGAAAAGAAAAGATACTTGAGATGTACAAGTTCTTTGAAGATAGAATAGTTGTGGCTCCCGCTTCTGGTAAACCTAATTATCACTTTTGTTTTGTGGGTGGATATGTAGAACATGTCTTACACATTGTAGAAACTGCAAAAGAGTTAGTTAAGGTATATGAGAAAGTTGGTGGTACAATTGATTTCACTATGGAAGAATTAGTATTCACAGCTCTACATCACGACTTAGGTAAAGTTGGTGATTTAGATGGTGAGTATTATTTACCACAAGATGATGATTGGAGACGAAAGAAACTAAATGAATGGTTTACACAAAATACTGATATATCATTTATGAGTGTTACGGATAGGGCTCTTTACTTACTTCAACACTTTGGAATTAAGATTACACAACAAGAGTGGATTGGTATTAAGTGTAGTGATGGTATGTATGATGATGCAAATATTCAGTACTTTAAAACATTCAAACCAGAACACGCTTTCGAAAGTGCTCTACCATACATAATACATTGGGCAGACCATATGGCGACTGTTACTGAAAAATCACAATGGAAACATCAAGAAGATGTTAAAACCAAAAAGGTAAACAAATCAGTTGGTAATATTAAACAAGCAGTAAAAACTGAAGTAGAAACTAAACTCACAGGTGATTCACCAAAAGATTTATTTGATGAGTTGTTTGGAGAGAAAAAATGATAGTAGAAATAATACTTGGTTGTTTAGCAGTTACATTTGGATACACAACATTTAACCTTACAAGAAAAGTAGAGAGGTTAGAAGGTTGGGTTGAAGATTATGCTGCTAAAGTAATCATAACAAAAAATGTACTCGATGAATTAGATTCAGAGGGTAAGTTTGAAGCCGATGATGAAATCGGAACTGTGTTTCAAGGAATTAAAGAAACAATTACTGAATTAGAAACCATAACAAATCAGGAGATATAATGCCAAGAAAAGCAAAAAAAGGTTCAACAAGATATTACTTTACCGATTCAACAGAACAAGCGGTTATTCGTCATAATAAAGAAAAACGAGCTCATATGAGAGAACGAATTTATAATGAACATATTCGTACACCATTTGAAAAGTTGGCAGAAAACATTATTCACACATTTAAGTTTTATTACTTTGATGTTCCAAGTGAAGATGTGAAACACGAGGTTGTAAGTTTCTTGTATATGAACATGCATAAGTTTACTGAGGGTAAGGGTAAGGCATTCTCTTACTTTAGTATTGTTGCTAAGAACTATTTGATTCTACATAACAACAATAACTACAAACGAATGAAACAACACGATGGTGAAGAAGTTACGGATTACAAACGAGACCCAATTACTGAAATGAGAAATACAGAATTTAATAGTGTTCAAGTAGAGTATTTAGAAACTCTTGCGGAATATTGGAAAAATAATTTAACCACAGTCTTTAAACGAAAGAAAGATTTAGATGTTGCAAATGCAGTTATTGAGTTGATTGATATGAGACATAATATCGAGAACTTTAACAAGAAGGCATTATACATCTTGATTCGTGAGATGACAGGTTCCAACACACAACACATTACTCGTGTTATCAATGTGATGAAGAAACATCACAATCAATTACATAAAAGATTTTTGGCTACTGGTTCAGTAGATACCAAATTTACTGGTAGTTGGTTCTAAAAAATGGCCCATTCGTCTATCGGTTAGGACATCAGGTTTTCATCCTGAAAAGAGGGGTTCGATTCCCCTATGGGCTTCAACAAAAAAGGGGAAATCAATTACGACTTCCCCTTTTCTATTTTTATCCGATTAGTACTATTTACGGAATAAACCCACTAACACCAACAAAGCGACTAATCCAGCAAATCCAGATTCGCCGAATGTGTTGATTATAGATGTTAGATTACCAATAACATTAACGCCGAAGATACCACTTCCAAAGATAACTTCAGAAATCGCACCTATGGCTACAAAAGATAAAAGAAGATGAGCTAAGTCATCTACATATCCTTTGACGAGTGTTATGATTTCCTTCATATGGTCTTTCTCCCGTTTATTTGTATTATGGTCGGATTTTCACCGACTCGTATAATAACTATGATATATATTGAATTTTTATGTTTAGTATATATTTATATACCTGAATTTTTTAACAATCTTATATTTATTATTGATTAATTACAGGTAAAATTATGGCGATAGATTTCGAAATATTCGAGGGTAAAACCTTATCAGATGTGTTCAAAGACATCTATGATAATTCCAAACGAAACAAAGAACAATTAGAAGTACTGATGAAAGAAGTAGTTGGATTTATTAAAGATGGTGATACCGCTGTGCAAATTATTCCTATGTTAAAAGAATACTTAGAAATAAATGTAAAGAATGATGAACAATTAGTTAAGTTGGCTACTATTGTACAGAGATTAGCACAAGCGAGTAAACAAGGTGATAGCGAAGGTGAATTCGGATTAACAGAAAAAGAAAAAGAACAATTAATGCAAAACATAACCGATACGGTTAATGAGTTACAAGACCATAGTGATAACATTTCAGCAAAGGTAAATTAATGTCATATACAAAGGAACAGCTATCTTCACTTGCAACAAGTAGAGGTAGGGATAACAAACTTCAAAGTTTGGATTCTGTATTTAAGGCAATTCGACAAGTAAGAGATAGAGTAGCTGCAGAGTTTTTTGAAATAGAAGCGTTCGAAGTATTAGAAGTTAATATAGACCCTGAAAAACCATCCTTTCCAAAAAAAGATGGAAAACCTGATTATGATATGTTAGGTTCGGTAAAGGGTAGATATCTTATTTCAGAATTTGAAGCTAACATAGATAGATGTAAAAACTTTAGACCACTAAATATGAATAACAATCAGTATCCTTTGGTTGGCGAAATATGTGCTGGTATAGAATTATTTGGACAAAGATTTTATTTTTCACCAACAAATCTTTTTGGAAATACTCATCAAAATACTAAACACGGAATAAGTGGTGGATTAAATAAAAATAGTTTAGTATCTAAAAAAGGATACACTACAGCACAAGATAGTTCAGGAAAAAAGACTGGATATTATTCTAATGATTTAACACCATATAAACCTTTACTACCTTTTGAAGGTGATACAATTTTTAATGGTAGATATGGGCAAGGTATTAGAATTGGTAGTGATAAGAAAAAGAACTCAAATATTCTTTTAAGTGTTGGACACGAGTTCAAAGAAAATGATGATTTTAAATTAGAGAGTCCAGATAATGATGGTGCGAGTATTTATGTTGTGAATCACAAATTAAGTGAAGAAGAAAAATTAAAATTTACACCAGGTAAAGAATCAAAAGTAGTTACTGAATTAGATTCTTTTAGTGAACCACAAATTTATATGGGTGCGAATAGAATTATTTTAAATACAAAACAAAAAGGTGATATTTATTTAAGTAGTAATAATAACATAGCAATTAGTTCAGTAAATAATGTTGTGATTGAGGATAGAAAAACACAAATAGGTTCAACAAGTGCTAATGAACCATTAGTGTTAGGAAATAAAAATGCAGATGCTTTAACGGAAATACATAAAGCGTTAAATGCAATTAATCAGGTATTAAGTGCTGGTTTAGTACAAACTGTACCATCAAATATACCTGTTGTGGTTGGTCCAGCTGGACAATCACCATTCCAAGAATCCACATCTGCGGCTGGTAAGTTAGGAAAATTAATACCGAAAACTAAAAGTGAAGCACACTTTACTGAAAAAGGAACAAAATCATAGGAGTGAATAATGACTAAAAAAGACCTTGTAAAAATAATACAAGAAGTTGTGAGAAGAGAAGTACAAAAAGAGGTTAAGAAACTATTTATTAAGGAGAATAAATCGTCTCTAAAATCTCTTGCACCAAAACCCAAGAAAGTTACAAAACCAATTCAGAAAAAAGAACAAGTTCAATATACAGATAATTTAGAGTTGAATAAAGTTCTAAATGAAACAGTAGGTTTAAGTAAAGGTGATTCAGAGTTTGATGAATATCCAACAATGGGCGGTGGAGCATTTGATTCTTCAAGAGCTACCGAATTATTAGGATATGGTGATTCAATGAGAGCTGGTGGTGATAAAGAAACACAACGAAATATGATAGCCGCACAAACATTAAGAGAAAAGAATGTAACTGTAGATGATGTGCCTAAATCATTAGTAAATGCTTTAACAAGAGATTATAGTGATTTAATGAAACACGATAAATTCAAGAGTAAAAAATAATGGCTGAAAATGTAACCACAACAAATAATCCATCTGTAAGAACTATCAATGATGATAGTGATGCATTTTTTGGATTAACTTTACCACTTGAGTATAAAGGTGGTAGTGTTGGGTTCTTTCATAGAGCTTCTACACTTCTTGAACAAGCTAGAAGTAATATAAAAAATCTTCTACTTACAAGAAAAGGTGAAAGGGTTGCTCAGCCAAATTTTGGTACGGATTTATTTATAGTATTATTTGAACAAATAGATGGTTCACAAGATATACCAGATAGAGTAGAACAAGCGATTAGAGAAGCTGTTGATTTCTGGTTACCATATGTTACAGTAGAAGCTGTGTTTACATCTTTTGAACCAGATTTAAATCAAGTAATAGTTGAACTAACATTTTCTGTGAATGTAAATGATGAAGAAGCAATTGATACAATCACATTTGAATTTAATGGAGTAGGATAATGCCAATAGATGTAGAATACGGAACAAATATAAAAAAAGAGAAAAAGAAAGTAAAGTATCTTGGTAGAGATTTTAGTTCAATAAGACAGAACCTTATTGAGTTTGCTAAATCATACTATCCAACAGCGTACAATGATTTTAATGAATCATCACCAGGTATGATGATGATTGAGATGGCTGCGTATGTTGGTGATGTATTATCATACTATGTTGATAATCAATATCGTGAAACTTTATTACATAGTGCAGAAGAAAAGAAAAACATTTTTAAGATTGCACAATCATTTGGATATAAACCAAAACTTAGTTCACCTGCGAGTGCAGTTTGTGATTTCAGTATAGAAGTTCCAGCTGTAATAGAGGGTGATACATATGTACCAGATACTAATTATGCACTTAGGGTAAATGCTGGTAGTATGTTTTCAAGTAGAAGTGGTAGAACATTTAGATTAAAAGATGATATTAATTTTAAATCCAAAACAGCTTTTGATGCTCGAGTAGATAGAATTAATAGATATTCTGGTGATACACCATCACATTTTAAATTAACAAAAAAAGGTATCGTTGAAAGTGGTAAAAGAAATACAGAAACATTTGTATTTGGTAGTGCTGTAAAATTTGATAAAGTACTTTTAAATAAACAAAATGTTATTGAAATTGTATCAGTAGTTGATGATGATGGAAACACTTGGTATGAAGTTCCTTTCTTGGCACAAGATACTGTATTTGTTGATGTAGAGAATAACTCTACTAACACACCTGATGTATCTGCACAATTAAGTTCAGCACCATTTATGTTAAAATTATTAAAAACATCAAATCGTTTCACTACATACGCTCGTAGTGATGGAAAAACAGAATTAAGATTTGGAGCAGGTATTAGTTCAAATGCTGATGAAGAGATTATACCTAATCCAGATAATGTTGGTAGTTCACTTGGTACAGGTTTATCTAAACTTGATGATTCCTTTGACCCAAGTAATTTCTTAAAGACAAAAGCTTTTGGACAAGCTCCAAGTAATATTTCATTGACTGTAACTTATACTTATGGTGGTGATATTAAAGATAATGTTGTTAGTGGAGAAATTTCAAGTGCTGATAATTTAACTCTTACTTTAAATGAAGAGGGATTAGATGCTACTGAAGTTCAGAATACAAAACAAGGTTTAAGTATCACAAATCCTGAACCTGCAACAGGTGGTTCTGAAGGTGAAACACCAGAACAAGTTAGACAAAATGCATTAGCATATTTTAATTCTCAGAATAGAGCAGTTACACGAGAAGATTATGTTACAAGAATATATTCATTACCACAAAAATATGGTGCAGTTGCAAAAGCTTACATTGTTCAAGATGAACAATTAGAATTAAATACAAAAACAATTATAAAAAATAATAAAATCAGTCTTAATAAAGGAACTCAAATTGTTCCTAATCCATTAGCATTGAATATGTATTTATTAGGATATAATTCAAACAAACAATTAGTAACTTTGAATGAAGCAGTTAAACAAAATCTGAAAGTTTATCTTTCACAATACAGAATGCTTACTGATGCTATAAATTTAAAAGATGGATATATTGTTAATGTATCTTGTAGATTTTCAATTGTTACACAAAGAGGATATAATAAAAATGAAGTATTGTTGAAATGTGTAGAAGCTGTAAAGAAACATTTCACTATTGATAATTGGCAAATTAATCAACCGATTGTATTAAGTGATATTGCTTATCAAATCTCATTAGTGGATGGTGTGGCAAGTGTAGTTCCACCTGAAGAAGATAATCCTAATAAAAATATTGTGGTTATAGAAAACAAATATAAAACCGCAGATGGATATAGTGGACATGTTTATGATATAACATCAGCTACAAAAGATGGTGTTATTTATCCATCATTAGACCCAAGTATATTCGAACTTAAATACCCGAATACAGATATTGAGGGTAGAGTAATAGGAGACATTTAATGCATTATTTTGAATATCCAATAACCGATACAACAATTTATGAGGGTAGTGTAACTTCATCAAGAAACACAGGTTTAGATGAAATACTTGAAGTTAATAAAATTGTAAATTCAACAGGTACGACAGTAAATGTTTCAAGAATATTAATGAAGTTTGATTATACTTATATTTCATCATCAATACAAAGTGGTATTATACCAAGTGATGCAAAGTATTATTTAAATTTATATGATGCTAAATCAGAAGAATTGGCAGTAGAACAAACTTTATTCGCTTATATTGTTAGTGGAAGTTGGAGTGGTGGTACGGGTAGATTAGATTCAGACCCTACCATTAGTGATGGAGCAAGTTGGAAGTATCGTGATAATGATACAACAAAAACTGCTTGGGTTGGTGATAGTACAACACAAGGTGGAACTTGGTACACATCAAGTTTAGGTGCAGAATATGAAGTTAGTTCATCATACAGTTTAGTTTATGAAACTGAAGATATAAGAATGGATATTACTGATTTGGTAAAGAATCATATCTATAGTGGTTCAACCTATCCAAACTATGGCTTCATTATTAAAAGAGAAAATTTACACACATCATCAAGTAGATTTAGTATCTATGACCCAACAACAGCGACTGGTTCTGCTGAGGGTAATGAAGACCAACTTGGAAATTTACAATTTTTCTCAAGAGAAACACATACAATCTTTCCACCAAAATTAGAAGTTGAGTGGGACGATAGTTCTTTCTCAACAGGAAGTTTAAGTGCCTTAAGTGCAGATGATTTAGATAGATTAAAAATTTATTTTAAAAATTTAAAACCAGAATATAAACAAAAATCAAAAGTAAAATTTAGATTTGTTGGTAGAGAGTTGTATCCAACAAGAGGCTTTGATACAACACCAGCCGCCCTAACAGTCAAATACTTACCAAGTGGTAGTAGAAGTTTAGGACAAGGTACATATTATTCTGTAAAGGATGCTGAAACAGAAGATGTGATAATACCTTTCAGTACAGGTTCTATTGTAAGTTGTGATTCCACAGGTAATTACTTTAACTTATGGATGGATGGTTTCCAACCTGAAAGATTTTATAGATTTGAAATTAAAGTAGTTAGTGGTAGTGGAGCTGATGAAACTTCAATGATATATGATGATGATTTTCAATTCAAAATAGTGAGATAATAAATGCCTTATAAATTAAATTCTAAAGAGGCTTTTAAATATGAAACATATAGAAACATATTTGAAGCAAATAGAGAAGAACAATTAAGATTAGCTGAAAAAGAATATAAAAGAATGCAAATCTCTGGTTCTACTCTTGATGCATCACCACATTTAAGAGATGAAGAGGGAGTATTATTATCATACGAAAGTCCAGATAATGAAGTAGATTCTATAAAAGAACCATATTCGAATGTAAGATTATTGATTAATCAAAAAGTTGGAACAGAAGATAGAGTTCTTAAATTTTTTGGTAATGATATACAATTTAATGATATATTTCCAAAAGAACCAGAACCTGTAGAACTAACAGCTGAAACAGACCCTGAATTACAAAGTGAACTTGATACATATAGAGAACTAAATGCTCAGTTAAGAGGAATCATAGGTAATGATGGTGAATCAACATCAACAACAGAGTCTGTAGCAAATTCATCAGAAATTAAAAAACAAAACGCTCAAAAGAATTTATTAAGTAACTTGAAAAAGTTAGGTGGAAAAATGAGAAGACAACTTTCAAAAATATTTGGAATATAATCAATGTTAAATTACGGATTGAAAGAAAAAGATAAAGTTCAATTAGAACATCCTAAATCAGTTTATACTGGTTGGGGTAGAGATTCTCGTGATTATTTAAAACTACTTATTTACAATTTAAATGATGAGAAAATAAATGAAATAGTTCTTCGTCCAGCAGATGTTGTATTCACTACTGATACCACAATAGATATTGATGTAGGTTCTCACATTAGAGAGTTAGGTTATCGTGAAGGTGAATTTAAATTTCAATATTTGTTTTTCAGATATATGGCTGGTAATGAAGATACAGTTTTTATAAATCAAAAAGGATTCATTAATGTTGGTAAAGTACAAACACGAGTTGTAAATGGTAAACCTAAATATTATACCGTAAAGGGTGGTAAAGCTAGATTACAAGATGAATTAGAAGTTAAAGAATTAAAATATGTTATAAAAGAAATATCACCTAATAGAGATGAAATAAAAGTTGATGTTCAAGATATTAGTAATTTAAAATATAGAAGAGATTTCGCCGCTATAAATAAAGATATAGTTTATACACCTAAAAAAATTAATCCAACGGATGGCGAAATAAGGTTTGATAAAAATGACCCAAATGTTTTAATATTTGAACCAGCTACTAAAGAAAGAGGATTTACAGATTCTATGGTGGGTGGACAAATAGTTATTCGTGGTATGTATGAATATTTAAAAGTGGAACCTGAAACAAAGGAACCAATACCTACACCAGACTTACCAACAGATGAAGATAACAAACCACAACCTATTAAACCATTTTTAGATATTATAGGTTACAAAGACCCTATAAAATCTATATTTAAACCTAAAGAATTAATAAGACAAAATAGATACACTGCTTTAAGTTCGGCAGAAGAACAAGAAGCGTATGAAGAGTATAATAGAAGTGATACATATGGTAGTGTTTGTTTTGTTGGTGATACAAAAATAAAATTAAGTAACAATCGTACTATACCTATTCGTTTAATGAAACCAGGTATGAAAGTTAAAACTCAACAAGGGTACGCAAAAGTATTAAAAGTATTAAAAGATAATAAACCTTACGGAGATAAATTAGTAAGATTTGGTAAACTTATCACAACAGACCATCATCCAATTTATCATAAAGGTAAATGGTTTATGGCTAATGAAATTGGTGAAGAATTTTTATCAGAACCATTATCAGTTTGGAATTTATTATTAGATAAACATCACACAATATACGCTAATAATGTTATTTGTGCTACAATGAATAAATGGAAATCCGATGATACTAAACATTGGAGTGAAAGATTTTTTGAATCAAGAAATAGATTTAAGATGTTACGACCTGCTGGGCCAATACCTGGTGGTGGTTTAACAGGTGGTGGATTTGGTGAAGATGGATTTGAAAGTCAAGCTGATTTGGCATCAGAAGAGGGACTTGGATTAACTGTAGGTTCAGGTGTATCAGCATTTACACCAAATGAAATTATTGTAGAAGAACAATTAGAACCTGTAACAAGAGAATTTATTGATGATATATCAGAAAAAGATGATATAATAGATGACTTTCCACCAGACCCAAGTTTTCCAAGACCATTTCCTGATGAGGAAATAAAAAAATTACCTAAATCACCAACACCTGTACCAATAGATTATCACGCTAAAATTACAGAGGTATTGGATTACAATAGAGTTCGTGTAGATACTTCATATGAAGATGGTGCTGATGATGCTGGACATAGTGGAGAAGATAATTCAAGAAAAAGATTTTCTGATTGGTATGTAAACTTCAGAAAAGCTAAAGTAGGTAGATTAAACACTTATATGGTTAGTAATGAGGGATTACATTTATGTTTAAGTGTATTGGATTCACCAGATGTAATTGATACAGATGATGTGGATTTACGACCTCTTTCAGACCAAACTGCTAGATATTTTAAATTATATGAACCATTACCAGATTCATTAGAAAAAGGTGATTTGGTTTATTTTGCAGAAGAAAAAATGGAACCATATTCAGATGTAATTAGATTAATTCCATTTATTGATGATGATAGAGATGAGTTATTTCTTAGAGTTCCTAATGTAGAATCTATGGATAATCCAATTACCTTTAGAGGTACTAATTTTAAAAACAGAACGGATTTAATCGGTACTGATGATAGCACAAAAGAAAGTATTACAAACTCAGTTTTCTCAAGTAGTTTATTAGATGTACAAGTAAATGTAGATTATCAAAAAAGAACAGATAAATTTGGTGTTGATGTTACTGATTATGGATTTAGTAACTTTGTTAATTTTAGTTCAGCTAAACTTCGTTTAAAAAACTTTAAAAAGAAACTTGAATTAATAGAATTTTATACAAGTTCAAGTTCAGCGATTAATGATGTAACAGGTTCATCGGATACTAAGAGTGAATTTGATTTAAATAAAAGAAGAATTATAAATTCATTTGACCCTTATGAAAATTTCTTATATACCGTTTCATCAAGTTACGCTTCAAGTTCAGTAGGTGAGTTTTATGATTCATCTTGGCCAAAATCAAACTCAACATCACCATATACATTAAATGCTGTTACAAGTTCTGAGGGTATTTCTTGGTATAATACTTGGATTAATTATGCGGAAGATTATGATAGAGGTAATCGTGATAGATTAGTGAATAATTTACCAACACATATTACTAATGATACACAAAATAAAGTATTTGTAGATTTTATGGATATGATAGGTCATCAATTTGATGAAACTTGGACTTACTTAAAACACTTTACAGATGTAAATGAAAGAGTAAGTAAAGTTAGTGAGGGTATATCAAAAGATATTGTACAAGAAGTTGCTAAAAGTATGGGATTTGAAGTTATCAATGGTAATGATTTAATAATTTTACCTGAATATCTGTTAGGGAAAGATATAGATGGTGGAGCTTTATACGAATCACCACAAGAAACGGTAACGGAAGAAGTGTGGAAACGAATACTTGCTAACTTACCTTTCTTTATGAAAACAAAAGGAACAAAAAGAGCTATTAAAGGATTGTTAAATTGTTATGGTATTCCAAGTTCTATATTAAGAGTAAGAGAATATGGTGGACCTGATAAAGGAACAGCTGTTGGATATGAAGTAAAAAGAAAATTCACATATGCTTTAGATTTTAAATCAAATGAATTTCTAAGATTACCGTGGAAAGATACTGCTGATAGTATTAAACCAGAAACAATTGAATTTAGATTTAGAAGTCCTGAATCTAAAAATCAAGTTATTGTTGAATCAGAGGATAAATGGGCAATAGAATTAACTGATAATGGTGAACCTGATGATAAAGGTAGATTACAATTTAGTGTTAGTGGAAGTGGTGCAACTGCATTTATAACATCTTCAGTATTACCATTTTATAATGATGATATGTGGAGTGTGATGTTAACCAGAAAATCAGCCAGTGGAGCTGATTTAACTGCAGATACTGCTACACAAAATATTACATATGAATTAACTACAAGACAATACGATTCAACAAGAGAAACAATTTTATATTCTGATTCATCAAGTATATCAACAAACACTTCTGCAATCAATACAGCATTTGCAGCAGATACAGATTTATATATTGGTGGACATAATGATAAATTCCACAATACAAGATTTAGTGGTTCATTAATGGAGTTCAGATTATGGAGTGAACCATTATCACAAAGTGTATTTGAGAATCATGTCCGAACACCAAAAGCATATAATGGAAACACATCATCATCAGCTTATGATAATTTAGAACTTAGATTAACCTTGAGTGATAATGTAAACTTAAATACTTCACCAAGTGCTAATGATAATAAATCAGGAAAGAATTTATATCACACGAGTGCGAGTGCACATAGTTTTAGTGGAAACTCTTACAGAAGTTTAGTTGATTTAGAACAATTAAAAGTTCCTGATATTGGTCCAAATAGAAGAAATGCAACTAAAATTAGAATTGAAAATACATCTTTGACTGGATTGTTATCACCAAATATAAGAAGAGAACAATCATCACAAGATTTAGCACCATTAGATAGTAATAAACTTGGTATTTATTTCTCACCTGTAGATGTTATTAATGAAGATATTATGTATTCAGTTGCAGATTTAAATATTGATGATGAGATTGGAGACCCAAGAGATTTATATGAACCTACATATAGAGGTTTGAGAAAAAAACAAAGAGAATATTTTAAAAAATATAGTGGAACAAATAATTTTTGGGATTATATGAGATTAATCGGTTTTTATGATGACAGTATATGGAGACAGATTGGTAAAATGATTCCTGCTAGAGCAAATTCTACTTTAGGGTTATTGATAGAACCAAATATTTTAGAAAGAAGTAAACAAGTTGTTGGTAAGAAACCAGAAGTTAAAAATGTATATTATGAAAATGCTAATCATTTTGAATTTGGATTACAATTAAGTTCAAGAGAAACAAGTTCAATTGGACACCAACCATTTAGTTTTGAAGCAGAACTACCACAATATGAAACTGAGTTAGATTTAAATGGTAGTGATTTCGTAAGTGGTTCTACTGGTAAATTAGGATTACCAACATTAATTAGATTAAATGAAATAGACCATACAAGTCCGTATGGAAACTTTTATGCAACTGCAAGTATTACCTTTGGTGGTATTACTTCAGATTTTACAGACTCACTACAAGTATTTGTAAGTGGTTCAAGAATTAGTGAACATAATGAGATTGAAGTTCCATTTTACACAAGTTCACTTTCAGTATCAGAAGCAAATGGATATGGTGATTTTCCACAATATAAAAATAATGGAAATTATCAATATAGTAGTTCATTTGAACCAACAGATATTCAAAGTATGGCTTATGATGGAAATTTATTTAGAGCATTTGTTCAAGGAACTTTATTAACAAAAGATAACACTATAGATGGTAATGAACCAGTAGAGATAACTATAACTTCACCAGGTAAACTTGTAACACAGAATTCAGGTGAATCCAAACTAAAAGTTGATTAAAAGTTTGGTAGAGTTATATTTATATATGAACAATTATCATCTTAAGTTCAAATCAATAGGAGTAAAAAATGGGATTTTTAAATAATACAAGTATCACCGTAGATGCTGTATTAACCAAAAAAGGTCGAGAGTTATTAGCAAGAGGACAAGATGAGTTCAAAATCACAAAGTTCGCACTTGCAGATGACGAGGTTGATTACAGATTATGGGATACAGCTCATCCTAACGGAAGTAACTACTATGGGGCAGTAATTGAAAATATGCCTATATTAGAATCTTTCGTAGATGAGAATCAAATAATGAGATTTAAGTTAGTATCTTTACCAAAGAATACAGCGAAGTTACCTATATTAGAAATAGGTTCACCGAATGTAACTTTAACTGGTCCAGGTATTACACAAACTATTTCACCAAACACAAGAAATTCTGGTGGTGGTGAAAGTTATGCATTTACATTACACGATGCTACAATCGCAAATATAACACCAGTTGTATCTGTTAGAACAACACCAAAAGAAACACCAGCACAAAGAAGAAATAGACTTCGTAGAGCAAATCTAAGAAGAAGAGGAGCTGCTGGATTGGTGGATGGATTACCTTTAGGTGGCGGGCCGAGACCAGGAGGAAATAATATAATTTCTATATTTCCAGAACCTGAAATGGCACCACCAATGGAAGAGATTGAATTAATCGAAAACAATGTAGGTGCAACAACACCAGTATTTACAAATGAGGAAGAAAGAAAACGCTCTATCACAATAGAGGGTAAATCAATTAATCTTGTTTCTCGTTCTGTAACTACTGATTCTTCAACAAATTTAACCGTGACAGGTCTATCAACAGGAGCTTCATTTAATGTTGCAGTTACTGTTAAGGCAGACCCAAGTACATTATAAGGAGTAGAAGATGTCAGTATTTACAATATTCGATAGAGAAAACGATGTAGTTGAAAATCAACGAGTAAAGGTATCAAGTGGTATCTTTAGTGGTGGTACAGGTACTTTAACTTCGTTCTTCACTTCATCAGTACAAAACGCGACTGGTTCTTTTTTACACATATATCATCAAGATGTTAATGAGGCCGCAACAAGTGCTACAGCCGAAGTCCAATTTGATATTGGTTATGCCCATTTCTTCGGTAGTGGTTCAAGTGGTAATTCAAATAGTTCTAAACAAGGAACAGCTGGTAAAAGAGAAACTGCGGGTAATTATAGACAATTCGCAAATGTATTATTACCACAAGGTACTGAGAAGTTTACTTTCACAAGTGCTCCAAGTGCTTCAAATGATTTTTACTTTGTATCATTTAACAGAGCTCGTATGAGAGAAAAGGTCGACCCAGGTAATTGGGAACTAAGACTTGGTAATTTTAAATTCATTGACGATAGTGGAGCAACTACTAATCCAACAACAAATGAAGGTGGTAGAGTGTTTAATATTGTTAGTGGTTCAATTGAAACAGGAACAGGAGTTATTAAAACAACCGCAACATCACAAACAGGTGGAGCAGTTGGTAGTTTTTATCCTGATTTAGGTATATTATTATTTAATGCATCTCAATTGGATTCTCATTTTGGATTAAGTACATCAAGAAGTTCAGATACTTTTGATAATAACGGTAGAAAATTCTTTAATTCAATCGTTGATGGAGAATACTTCCAAGCTCGTAGAGAAGAAGAAATTAGTTCTACTAATTATTTCTGTAGAGTAACTAATAAAAACTATAACTTTAGTGCTAACCCAACATTCTTCTCGGGTTCAGATGGTTCATTAACAAACTCAACATTCTTTAAAGACCCTAAAGTGTTTATTACACAAGTTGGTCTTTACAATGATGCAAATGAACTATTGGCTATCGCTAAGTTAAGTAAACCAATATTAAAATCATACTCAAGGGAAGCTATTATTAAGGTTAAACTTGACTTCTAAGGGAAAGTAAAATGTTAAAGAACATTGACCCAGCTGATAAGTCAATAAGACCATATAAAGCACATAAAAATTTCACTCTCACTAATAACGATAGTGGGAGTGGACATTTTGTTCTTCGTGCTATAAGTGGTTCTACATTTAATTTTGTTTCAAGTAGTGCGGCTTCTCAATCTTTAGGTAATTATATTGCCACTTCAAGTAAATTCGAATATGGAACATATTATGATATTCCAAATTACTTTATGGTTAAAAATGTTTATTATGAAAATGATGAACCATATCGTACTTATGGAAAACATCTTCGTAATAAAAGAGAACTTCATTCAAGTGCTAAAGTGTTCAGTATACCAAGAGAGTTATTTGGTGAAGAAGTAAAACCAGGTAGTGTGGAATTAGAGGTTACTACAGGTGGAGTTACTTACGATTTGCGTGATGATAGTGATGGAAATATTTTTGATTTCGCATACTCATCAAGTTTCGCTGCTTATAAATCAAGTTCATTTGATAGAACACAAGGTATAGATTCAAATGGAAGTGGTTCTCAAGTTGGTAATATATTTTACGAACAAGGAATCATAGTATTAACAGATACAGGTTCATTAGTAAATGCTGGAGCTCGTTTAAGTGGTACAGGTACAATTTATGATGGACACAATTTAAAATATAAATCTACTCGTACAATTTATGAACACGAGTATCTTGTTTCAATACAACCAAATCAATATAATTTAACAATTAATAAAAGTACTACTTCTGAATTAAGTGGTAGTATAAGTATCGCAGAGGATAGTGTAGATATACACAGATTCTTTCCACCAGGAGACCAACCATCAGGTGAGGGAACTGGTAGTTTCAAACAATTCTACAACGCTACAGGTGATTATCAATCATTTGTAACACATTCAGAATTCCAACCATATATGACTCAAGTTGGTTTATACAACGATAAGAACGAGTTATTGGCTGTTGGAAAACTCGCAAAACCAATCAAAATCAGTAATAATACAAATACCAATGTTATAATAAGATTCGATATATAAAGAATATTTTCTTTCGACTTTATATTTATTATTGAACTCAATTAAGGCTACACAAAACATCGCTTGGTTCAGCGATTATTTTATAACACAACGGAGAAATCGATGGTTCGTTTCATCAAATCAATGGTTATTGCGATAACTATGCTCGGTTTTGTCACTGCACAAAATCCGATTATAAGAGTAAAACAATTAGGAACTTGGTCCACACCAGATATGTGGTGGAAAGGTTCAGTTACACAAGATTTAGACGACTTTTTGGCACAAGATGTATCTAAACCAGCTGAAGATAATAATAACTTTGATATTTGGAGAGATAAAGTATTGGAGATGGAAGTTACTTTAGATGATAATGGTGCAGATATCACAACATTCAGAATAGATATAGCGTTTGATAATGATTTAATCACTTGGGTAGAATCAGGTGAAACATCAGTTAATGCTTGGAGTCAAGGAAATTCA